GCTTTTGGTGGTGTTGTTGGTCAGATTGCATCAGTTCCTTATGTTGGACCAGCCGCCAGTGGACCTAGCCCAACCATTGTCAATGCGATTTCGACGACTCAGATTTATACAACATCAACAAGCTTTGATACGCCTGATGACATTTATCAGCGTGTATTAACTTGGTTCTTTTATAAGGGCGATGGATATGATTTTTCTATCCCTTGGTTTAAGAGAAGGATTGCTAGATTTTTATTTGGTAGCCACGGGACTAATGTGTTTAATGGAAACAATACAGCTTTTCCGTTTACTCCTACTATTAGCGTTACTTTTAATGATACAACTAGCCCATTGGCAACTTGTACAATAAACATCAGCAGTAGCGGTTCTTTGGGGCCTATTGCAACTTATTTTCAGGCAGCTATTGCAACAGGTGTTTTAGCAGCACCTTTTAGATTTCAATACACAGTAACCTTGAGTTAATACCATGACTGCACTCATTGAACTTTATGCCAACAATGCCTACAGCACTCTTGGTAGCCCAATTACTAGTTCCTCACAAACATCTATTACTGTAAGCAATGGATCTGTTTTCCCTAGTCCAACTGGAAATCAGTTTTTTAGACTCACCATCACGCTTGCCGCAACACCCAATACATCGATTGAAATAGTTTGGGTAACAGCAAGATCTGGCAACACCTTAACGGTGATTAGAGGACAGGAAGGAACTTCAGCTATAACTTGGATTTCTGGATCATTAGTCGGAAATGAGGCTACCAAAGGGACTTACAACCAGTTTGTTCAGTCTTATACTGGCATTGATGTTGGTGCAGCTAATGCTTATGTTGTTAACACTCCACAACATGAAACGTCTTACTACACTGGGATGCCATGCACGTTCTATACGTCTAACACCAATACGGTAACGGCTCCTACGCTTAATCTGAATGGTATTGGCGCTGCCACCATTAAGAACTTCGCTGGTGGTGCATTGATTGCTAGTCAAGTTCAGGCCAATACTCCAATTAGTTTGTTGTATAGCGAACACTTCAATGCGTGGTTGATGCAGACAGCTATTGCTATGCCAAATGGATTTAGCCCTTTATTAGCAATGACTTCATCAGCAGATGGCTTTCTTGCTACTAGCAATACAACTGCTACTGAGCTTGATTATGTTCATAATGTTACAGGTCCTATACAGACTCAATTAGATAGCAAAACAAATTATTCTGATTTTAATAACAACGCATCAACAAATGGTTATCAATATTTAGCCAATGGAATTATTATTCAGTGGATGTATGGCATTATATCATTTAGTCCTGGCGGGGTTGGACCTGGAGTTATAACTGCTACTTATCCAATTGCTTTTCCAAATGCTGCTCTTGGTTGGTCTGTGTGTTCTGCCAATGGAGACATAAGCCCATCAACAATGGGAATTGGTTATACCGGAGCGACAAATGCTCAAGTTCCAGTGAGGTATGGTTCTGGAAGTAAAGGTTATTATTTAACAGTAATAGGACACTAATATGGCCTCAGTCATTGCATTTCTTTTGAAACAAGTTGTTGATTTAATTCTTGGCTCTGATGTTTTTGACAGAATCCTTGGCTCTGTAAAGCGCTGGTCTGAAAAGGAAATTTCTGGCCTTGAAAAGAAAGCAGGTGTACTTGCAGAGCTTGAGGTGATTGGCCTTAAACTGACCAACACCGCAGCCAACTTTGGCATCGAAGCCGCCATTCAATTTTTGAAAGCAAAGCAATGATTACTTCAAAGCAATGTTATGCAAAGTGGGGCGATCCTGGTGTTCGTTCCAATGAAGCAAAGTACATGGTGATGTGGGATGTTCCAGGATCATTAGAAATTGGAATGATACCTAAAAAGATCTATTGCAACAGGGCAATGATTGCGCCATTAACCTATGCCTTCAACAACATCATTAGCAGGGGCCTAGTGGTCCAATTAAAGACATGGGATGGCTGTTTTAATGTCAGGAAGAAACGTGGCGCTACAAGCGCCTCATTGCACTCTTGGGGCATTGCAGTGGACATCAACGCTGCTTGGAATGGGTTTGGCAAGAATGGAAACATGTCGCCTGAAATGGTTAAGTGTTTTACTGATGCTGGTTTTGACTGGGGTGGAGTTTGGACTAAAAAAGATTGTATGCATTTCCAGTTGTCTAAAATATGACGCAAATCTGCAAAGTTTGTCTTGTTGAAAAGCCTTGTGGAATGTTTGAATTCACAGGCAAACAACAACATAGGCGTAAAACTTGCAGGAAATGTCGGGGAAAAAGACCACGAAATAAAGATAAGTTAAGGTCTTATAAAGAAAAAACAAAATACGGAACTACTAGAGAAAAGATTGGACCTAATTTTTGTATGATTTGTGGATCTGCAAAGAATATTTGCATTGATCATTGTCATGACACCAATGCCGTCCGTGGGTTATTATGTCGATCATGTAACCTTGGACTTGGATTGTTAGGCGATAAAGTAGTTGGACTACGACTTGCTGTAAAATACTTGGAAACTTTTTTGGAGAAATCTAATGGGCGATAAATTTGGGTTTGCAATTAGTGAAGCCAGTACTTGGCGTGGCATTGTATATTTGCTGATGGCTATCGGCATTAAAGTCTCACCTGAACTTCAGGGCGCTATTGTTTCTGCTGGTTTAGCTGTTGCTTCCGCTATTGCTATTTTCACTAAACAGAAAGGCGACGAAAGTGCCAAATGATGATCTCAAGATCATTGACACTAGCCAAGGTTTGACTAGAGAAGAATTGATTGAGCTAAAAAAACTGGCTGCCATGAGTAAGTCAGCAAAGCTAATCATAGGTATTGTATTTTCCTTACTTTTATTTGTCGGGTTCGATCATCTGGTTGAATGGTTTCAGCATAAATAGGCATCAAAATGAGTCAGTTTTCCAATACGCTTATTGCATCACGCGCAATTACAGCAACTGTTACCTCAACGACTGTAACAAATCAGCCTCCTCTCCCTTATGGACAAATTATTGTTAATGTTAGCGCATTCACTTCTGGGTCTATCACTCCTAGCATTGAAGCTTATGACATTGCTTCAAATTCTTGGTATGTGATCCTGACGGGTGCAGCTATTAGCGCAACTGGTACGACTGTGTTAAAAGTAGGGCCAGCTATTACTCCAGCAACCAATGTCGCCGTTTCTGATTTCTTGCCAACCTCTTGGCGTGTCAAACTGACTGCTGCTGGATCAACTGTTCTGACGGCTTCTGTAGGCTACAACTTGGCTATTTGATATGGCTTTACCCACACCATCTGTATTTGTAAAGCGTGGCGCTACATTCTCACTGGCCGGATTTGTAACGCTGCCTGATGGTGTATGGGTAGCCACTTCAGAACTGAAAAGCAACAACGGTGATTTGATTGCTGAGCTTGAAGTTACTTTAGAGCATCAGCCATTTCCTGACACTCGTTGGGGTATTCTCCTTTATACAGATGCTACGGTTACTGCTGAATGGCCCCTTGGACCCTTGTCTTGTGATATCAGATTCCAATACAGCAATAACGTCATCTACTCGCCTACATTTGTGGTTAATGTTGTTAAGGAAGTTACTGACCCACAGCCAACTTTGATGTTGAGGGCTGGTTAATGGCTGATATTAAGGTAATCAACCGCCCCCAAGTTCTTATTGAACTGGACAACATTCTTCAGGGACCTATGGGTCCTACGGGTCCTGCTGGCCCTTCTGGTCCTACTGGTCCCCAAGGATCAACTGGACCCACTGGCGTTACGGGTCCTACAGGCTTAACTGGGACGACTGGACCCACTGGCCCTCAAGGGACTACAGGCCCTACTGGTCTTCAAGGATCTACAGGCCCTACGGGTATTCAGGGGCCAACTGGATCTACTGGTCTGCAAGGCGTGACAGGCCCTACTGGAATCACTGGTCCTACAGGTCTAACAGGCGAAACCGGACCGACTGGCCCTCAAGGGGATATTGGCCCTACGGGTCTTGATGGCCCTACGGGTCTTGATGGCCCTACGGGTCCACAAGGTGAAACCGGACCTACAGGTGTTACTGGCCCTACTGGCGTTAACGGATCATCTGGACCAACGGGTCCTCAAGGCGCTACTGGCGCTCAAGGGACAAGCATAAATTTTAAGGGATCTGTTCCGACAGTTGCTGACTTGCCATCTACTGGCAACCAAGTTAATGATGCTTATATTGTTCAAGCTGATGGCGACTTATATGTTTGGAATGGTTCTTCTTGGGATAATGTAGGACCTATTGTTGGTCCTCAAGGCGCTACTGGCCCGACTGGTATCGAAGGTCCAACGGGTGTTGATGGGCCTACTGGCATAACGGGTCCTACAGGGCCACAGGGGACTACGGGTGCTACTGGTATAGATGGTCCTACTGGGCTTCAAGGTCCTACTGGCCCTACTGGTCCTGATGGTTCTCAAGGAACTACGGGGCCAACTGGTATTCAAGGTCCTACTGGCGTGGATGGCGCAACTGGTCCACAAGGCATAACAGGTCCTACTGGCCTTCAAGGACCTACGGGTATTCAAGGCCCTACTGGTATAGATGGTGCAACTGGACCTACTGGACCTTCTGGTTTTGGATCTACTGGCCCCACTGGCGCGTCTGGTCCTCCTGGTCATTATGGCGTAGATGGCGCAACGGGACCTACTGGTCCTCAAGGTCCTACATTTGGTGATTTAGATAACGGTTACGCAAACGCTTTTTTCGGCGGCGTTAATCCAATTGATTGCGGTGGTGCTTAAATGACTATTCAGATTCAGTTACGAAGAGATACAAGCGCAAATTGGATAGCTGTTAATCCGATTTTGTCTCAAGGCGAAATGGGCCTTGATCTTACAACTGAACAGATTAAAGTCGGTAATGGTATAGATCCTTGGATTGATCTTCCTTATTATTTGTTTGGTCCAACTGGTCCTCAGGGATCTACGGGTCCTACAGGTATTCAAGGAACAACTGGCCCAACTGGCTTGCAAGGCACAACGGGTCCTACAGGCATCCAAGGACCCAGCGGCCCCAGCGGCCCCACAGGATCACAAGGCACAACGGGACCTACTGGCATTCAAGGCCCTGTCGGATCAACGGGTCCTACTGGTATAACGGGTCCTACTGGTATAACGGGTCCTACTGGGTTAACTGGTGAAACGGGACCTTCTGGACCAACTGGCATTCAAGGACCCAGTGGCCCAACGGGTCCACAAGGAACTACTGGGCCTACTGGATTAACAGGCTCTACGGGTCCGCAAGGAACTACGGGACCTACAGGTGTTCAAGGCACTACTGGTCCTACCGGACTTCAAGGTACAACGGGACCTACCGGACTTCAAGGTACGACTGGACCTACTGGTTTACAGGGAACCACTGGACCCACAGGTCTGCAAGGAACTACTGGTCCAACAGGTTTGATTGGTGAAACAGGACCACAAGGAACTACAGGGCCAACCGGAATAACGGGTCCTGTTGGCTCTACAGGCCCAACGGGCATCCAGGGACCTCAGGGTACAACCGGACCTACAGGATTACAGGGGACTACTGGTCCGACTGGTCCTAGCGGTATTCAGGGAACCACTGGACCTACCGGTGTCACTGGCCCAACCGGCCTTCAAGGAGCAACTGGTTCGACTGGTCCACAAGGCACGACCGGACCTACTGGTATTCAAGGAATTACTGGTCCTACTGGATTGCAAGGCACGACTGGTCCTACCGGACTCCAAGGAGCCACGGGTCCAAATGGATTACAGGGGACAACTGGTCCAACGGGGCTACAAGGTACGACAGGTCCTACAGGTGTTCAAGGCACTACGGGGCCTACTGGTATCCAAGGTCCATCAGGCCCTACCGGACTTCAAGGCACTACTGGTCCAACTGGATTACAAGGAACTACGGGACCAACGGGCTTACAAGGCACAACTGGACCTACGGGACTGCAAGGAACCACTGGCCCTACCGGACTTCAAGGCACAACAGGGCCTACAGGACTACAAGGAACCACGGGACCAACAGGATTACAGGGTACTACTGGACCTACTGGCTTACAGGGTACAACTGGACCAACAGGCATCCAAGGCCCACAAGGTTCTACAGGACCGACTGGTATACAGGGTCCACAAGGGTCTACAGGTCCTACTGGTTTGACGGGTAGCACTGGTCCAACTGGTATCCAAGGAACTACGGGGCCTACAGGATTGCAGGGAACGACTGGACCTACAGGAATTCAGGGTCCAACGGGACCTCAAGGAACTACAGGGCCAACTGGTCTGCAGGGTATTACTGGTCCAACTGGTCTGCAGGGCATTACTGGCCCTACTGGTCTGCAAGGAACTACAGGCCCCACTGGATTACAAGGTCCTACAGGGTCAACAGGTCCAACTGTTTATCCTGGCGCTGGTATTGCAAACTCAGTTAGCATTACTGGTCCTTGGGGGACAAGCTATACCACTAGCGGAACAGGAACTGTTGTTGCTTTAACTTCTGGGCCAACTTTTGTAACTCCTACACTGGGTGTAGCTACAGCAACTTCTATAAATAAATTAACATTAACTACTCCTGCTACTGGGTCAACTTTAACTATCGCTGACGGCAAAACCCTGACGGCGAGTAACACTGTCACGTTAACAGGTACGGACAGTACGTCTTACAATCTTGATGCGCTGACTACAATCCCGCAAAACAATCAAAGCATCAGCTATACACTTGTTCTTTCTGATGCGGGGAAAGCGGTTGTTGAAACAGGAACAACAACGACATTAACGATCCCTGCAAATGGAACGGTTGCTTATCCGCTTGGTACATCGTTGACTTTTGTTAACAATACGTCTGGTAACATCTCTATCGCTATTACAACGGATACGATGTATTTGGCAGGTAGTGCAACGACAGGAACCAGAACGCTTGCACAGCGGGGGGTCGCAACAGCCTATAAAGTCACTTCTACAGTTTGGTTTATCGCAGGTGGCGGTTTAACATGAGTGGTATTCTTCAAGCTAGATACTTTGTCGGTATATCAGGTAATCCTCCTCCTACTATTGAATATTTGGTTGTCGCTGGTGGCGGTGGTGGAGGTAACGCGGGCGCTGGCGCAGGCGGTTTTAGAACTGCAACGGGTCTAGCGGTATCTGCGGGATCGGCTATTACTGTGACGGTCGGCGGTGGTGGTGCCATTGGCCCCGGGGCGGCGAATGGAAACAATTCCGTGTTTAGCTCTATTACTTCGCTTGGCGGGGGCTTTGGTGGTTATGGTGGCACCGATGGCCGTAGCGGTGGATCAGGCGCGGGAGGATGGGTTTATAACGGGGGAGACGTTGCAAATGAAATTCCGGGGGCATCGGGGACAGCGGGTCAAGGTAATGCGGGCGGTACTACTTGGTTTAGTAATGGAAACCAAGGGGTAAGTGGGCCATACAAATTGATTGCTGGCGGTGGCGGCGGTGCTGGTGGTGTTGGTGTTAATGCTACAAATACTGTCCCCGGAGCAGCAGGCAATGGCGGCGCAGGAAGTTCATCGTCAATCACTGGAAGCGCCGTTACTTATGCGGGGGGTGGTGGGGGTGACGCCCAACTGTTTAATAATTTTACCACTGGGTGGACGTATGGTATTGGCGGGTCTGGAATAGGTGGTAATGGCGGTTATGAGTGGTTCAATAACACAACTTGGTCTGTAGCAACGAGCGGAGTAATTAATACGGGGTCAGGCGGTGGTGGCGGCACAAATAATTCAGATGCGGGTCTAGGCGGCTCAGGCATCGTCGTCATTAGATACGCTAATACCTATGATGCTGCTAGATCCACCACAGGATCGCCAACTATTACTAATACGGGTGGTTATAGAATTTATAAATTTACCGGATCTGGATCAATTACGTTCTAGGATTTAAACATGGCTTACTTTGCACAATTAGACATTTCAAATATCGTAACGCAAGTCATTGCCGTAAATAATGATGTGATAGATAATTTGCCATACCCAGAATCAAACCCTATAGGCATTGCGTTTTGTCAGTCTCTTTTTGGGGATGACACGATGTGGCATCAAACAAGTTATAACAGTAATTTTTGCGGGACTTATGCTGGAATTGGCTATACTTATGATCCTGTTACTGATGTTTTTGTACCACCACAACCTTATCCTAGCTGGGCGTTGAACACTACTACGTACGTTTGGGAACCACCTACCCCCAAACCAAATGATGGTCATGCATACGAATGGAATGAAGCTACGCTTTCTTGGGTTCTTATGCCTTATCCAACGCTATAGAGATAAACCATGGCAGCTATTAACTTTCCAGCAAGCCCCACTACAGGCCAAGTCTATACAGCTAATGGACGCTCATGGATTTGGAATGGAACATCTTGGGTTGCTAATAATCCTGTCACCACAGGAACAGCTTCCCAGCTTTTAGCCAATAGCGGCAATGGTACTTTAGTTAATGTCACAGTCACTGGCCCATTAACATACGCCGCTGGCGTACTTGGTGCTTCTGGCGCTATCGGACCTTCTGGAGCCACTGGCCCCGCTGGTGCTACTGGCCCTGCTGGAACAACATCTGGTCGCTTAGTCTTTAACGTCAAGGACTATGGTGCTGTTGGAAACAATTCTAATGATGATACTTCAGCTATTCAGGCTGCTATG